TTTTCAAATCTAAGGTTGCCACCAATGTTGATGATATGGCTCTGATTGAAAACCCTGAAAAATTTCAATACAAAGAAATTACCAAAAAAGAGTATAGTGAACTTAAAAAGAAAAACAAAATCAAAGGCGACCATTCTTTCTTTGTAAAAGATTATTATATCCGAGTAGTATCTATTGCAGCTAAAGATATAACTACTGAAGATTTTTTGGACAGTTATTTGTCTGCTGGTTCTGAGTACTATAAAACTCCAGAAATGAAAATGATGGATAAAGATTCTATGGCACAACTTACAGAGTATAGAAACAAATACAATTCTATGGGGGTTTATAATCAAAAAAGTTTATTGACTGAATTTATTGAACAAAATAAGTTAGTGACTTCTATGAAAGAAGAAGTCAAACAGGCAAAAGAAATGCTAAAGGCTCTGTAATGCTTAGTGAGAAACAGAAAAAATTCTTAGATCTTATTATAGATAAAAACGAGACATTTTGTGTTTCTCACAATCCATACGGCTACTATTCTATAAACAGAGAAGATCTTGAGAAAAAGGAATTTCTTATTGAGCCACCTCCACCCTCTGAGGAGCAAAAGGTTTCAGGAAAATATCTTAAACCTGAAATAATTACACCACAAATGATAAATATGTTGGCAATCAATCCCATTAAAGGTTGGAGAGACGATGTATCTTGCACTTCTCTTAGAAATTTTTTAGTAGAAATGGACGAAGGATCCCTTAAGAAACAAAAAGAATATGTTGACTCTATAGGTATGCCTTACAGTGCTTGTGTATTTTCTGGAGGAAAAAGCTTGCATTTTGCTATTTGTCTAGACACTCCGTTGCCAAATATAGAGCTTTATAGAAATATAAGCCGTTGGATACTGAATGTCGTGCAAGGGGCTGATCAGCAAACAATAAACCCTAGTCGTAGTATTCGTTTTCCGGGAAATATGAGAAGAGTATATGGTAAAACAGTGGTGCCTTTCGAAGAGAGAAAAGAACAGAAGCTTTTGGTTATCAAGGAAAGAATAAGCCACAAAGAACTATTTAATTGGCTGAGCCAATATAAAAATAAAAAGCCAAAAGTAGTAAAGACGAATAAAAAGATATCTGAAACAGCTTCCCTTAAAAAGCTAAATAAATGGGCAAAAACTGAACTTAGTAATGGAGTACCTGCCAGCGAGGGAAGAAACAAGACATGGTTTGCGTTAAGTTACGAGTTTTGTTTAGCTGGATATAGTTTAAGCGATACTTATAGTATATTAGAGACTTACTTCGCTGAAGAACACGACTTTAGCAAGAGAGAGTGGGAATACACTGTAAATCGTGGATACCAGAAGTGTATCGAGGAAAATGGATGAAAAGAACAACCAACGAACTCAATGTCAAATACCTCAGCCATATTAAAGATGTTTCATTTCTTTTGGAGTGTAGTTGTAAACAGTGGAACTCTGTAGCCATTAATCAGCTTAAAAAGAAACTAGAACTTGAAGAAGATGTATTTGAAGATGAGAGAACAAAGTGCATTAGCTTTGATGTTAATTTCCAAAACGGTAGCGTGGCCAGCTTTCTATTTATTCCCGAAGATATTACAACTTTTGATTTACAAACAGAACTAGTAGATTCTTTTGGCTACCTTATCAAGGAATCTTCAAACATTTCCTTCAATATTCTTGGCCTTCACGCTGATCGGCAAAAGTCCCTCATAAGAGACATGACTAGTCTTATTAAACTTTACGAGTGGGAAAAACCAGTATTTGGCAAGAGAAAAGGTAATAAAACAAAATACCCTAAGAATAAGAGTTTTGGTTTCTACTCTGACGTAGAAGAAACAGAAAAACTTATAGCCGAGGGCGATGCGTTAGCAGATGCTAACAACCTTGCCAGAACCTTGTGCGTTATGCCTGGCAATATGATGAAAAGTAAAGATCTCATTGAAGCTGGAATTAAAGTGGCCAAAAGCTTGAGATGCAAATATGAGGTTCTTAAAAAGAAAAAATTAATAGAAATGAAAGCTGGGGCTTTTCTTAGCGTAATGCAAGCTGACCCAAACAGTGATGGTGGAATCCTTCATATAAAATACAGAACAAGAAGCAAGGCTAAGTCGGTAAAGAACATTGCTCTAGTGGGTAAAGGCATAGTATTTGATACTGGTGGTTACTCAATTAAAGATGAAGAGAGTATGCAAGACATGCACAAAGATATGACTGGAGCAGCCATAGCTCTTGCTACATTTAAAGCCCTTGTAAAATCCAAACCAAAACACAATGTGGATTGTTATCTTGCAGTAGCAGAAAATCTCATATCTCCCACAGCATACAGGCCAGAAGACATTATTATTGCTATGAACGGCTCTTCCATTGAGGTAAAAAATACTGATGCTGAGGGACGCATGTGCCTAGTAGATACAATGACCTATGCACAGCGCCAAGAATTAAAACCTAACCTGTTAATAGATTTTGGTACCTTAACTGGTGCTGCACCTTATTGTACAGATCACAAGTATGCTTGCGTATTTTCCAATAATTATAAATTGGCCCTTAAAGCTGTAGAAATTGGTAGAGAATGCGGAGAAAGAGTATGGAATTTTCCAGTAGGTGAAGATTATACTGAAGGCTTAGATTCTGAAATAGCAGATATACGTCAGTGTCAAAAATCTGAAAATGCTGATCATATTTATAGTGCTACTTTTCTACAACACTTTGTCGAAAAAAAATTAGACTGGGTACATTTGGATCTTTCAGCAGATACTGTTGAAGGCGGTTTGGGTCTAGTTGATACCGACACCACTGGCCATGGAATTCGTTGGGCCTACGATTTTATAAAAAAGTATACAGAGTAAATTTTACTAGCTTTTTACAAAAAAAACTTCTGATGACCCAAAATGAGGCATTAAAGTTTATTATCTTTAATTTTTAAAAAATTATTTGCTTTTTTGTACGTTTTGTGGTATACTAAAACAAACAAAGGAGCTTTTATGAAATTTTACCACGTTACAGACCAAGCAGACCTTATCCAAAAAGCCGGATTTATGCAAAAAGGTATGATTTTTACTACCGATTTAAAATACGCCCTACAACAAGTAAAAATTAAAAATAAAGCAGCAAACGTAGATATGTTTGATGTTCTTGAATTTGATATTATAGATTCTGCTATAAAAAGAACAAAAGCCAAAAAAGAAACTTATAAAAATGTTGTAAGATTTTATTCGTATACAGAGGTAGTAGATGTGGTGTGAGAAATATGAAATAGATTATGAAATGACGATTTACAAGAACTTGCCTGGCAATATGATCAGTTATACTTTTTATCTAAGCAACCATGACGGAGCGAACAAACTGACAAACTTGACTGATTTATCTCTTAATGAGATTGAAAGCATTGTTGGCAGATTCAAAGAGAGCCACAAAAAAGCCGGAAAATTAAAAGGAGAAGTAGTTGTATATTTTGACGGTCTTATTAGAATTAGACACCACTTTACTAAAAAAGTATTATGGGAGAACAGATGAAACAAGTAAATTTGAATGAAAACGATGAAGCTTTTGTAACAATATTTGATAAACTTTATAAACAAACCACTACTGGCAAGATTCAAGAATGGCAAGTACAGGTTCTTGGAAATATAGTAACCTCTACTTATGGTCAAGTTGATGGAAAACTTCAACAAACCAACGATGTTGTCAAGAAAGGCAAAAATATTGGTAAGGTTAATGAAACTACCCCTGAAGAACAGGCCATACTTAAGGCCCAACAACTTTTTGATAAAAAAGTGAAAGAAGGCTACGTTACAGATCTCACTCAGGCTGAAATGGTTAAAAACAATCTAGATGGTATTGAGCCCATGCTTGCTTTTGATAAAGATAAAAAAGAAAAATACTATACTTTTCCAGCCTTTGCCCAACCAAAGCTTGATGGGTTTAGATGTATAGCAATTATTGCTGATGGTAAATGTCAGCTTTTTACTCGTACTCAAAAGCCCATTAATACTCTTCCTCATATTGTTACAGAAATTGAGCAAGTTTTTGGAACCTTTGGAAATATGATTCTGGATGGAGAGCTTTATAATCATGAATTAAAAGATGAGTTTGAAAAGATTTGCTCTTATATTAAAAGAGACGAAATTCATCCAGAGCACGAGACGATTCAATACCATATATACGATCAGGTAGCTGGTGGTGGCCATAATCTTAGATTTTCTCAAGTAAGAACACCATTAGAACTAAGAGTATATCCTTGTATGTTTCTTAAAGTTGTAGAAACTGTTCAAGTTAATTCCCATGAAGAACTTGAAAAACTTTTTAATGCTTGGCTTTCTGATGGCTATGAAGGAGCAATATACAGAAGTCCAGACATGGAGTATGAAAATAAAAGAAGTGTTGGACTACTTAAAATAAAAGTTTTTGAGGATGATGAATTCGAGATTGTTGGAGTTGAAGAGGGTACTGGAAAAGATATGGGAGTGGCCTCAACTTTTGTTTGTAAAAACCAGATGGACAAACTTATAGCAGACAACTCTCCATTGGTAGCAAAATATACTACTAACGGTTTTCGTGAAGAATTTAAGGCAAACATTGTTAGAAAAAGAAAAGCTGGAGTAAGTAAGCCACAAAAAGAAACAGATTATGCTGAAACAAAAGAGGAATACCAAGCAAGACGCGAATATATTTTAAACAATCCACAAGAGTTTATTGGTCAAAAAGTTACTGTCCAGTTCCAATTAAGAACTCGCTACGGTGCCCCTAGATTTGGACAAGCTTGGAGATTAAGAGGAGAAGAATAATGAAAACATACATGTTAGATATTATGATGAAGATAAGAAAATCTATAATGCCAATAAATGGCACTATTAGTGACTACATTGTTAAAGATACTTATTACACAACTCATGGGATGATGGCTACCATTTTAGATAAAAATGGAAAAAGTTATACGTTAACACTTATGGAGAATAAACGTGGTGATCTGGAGAATAAAGTTAGGTAAGCGGAAGCACGTTTAAGAGGTTCAAAAAAATTGGTGGATTTTTGAATACAAAAATGGTGTCTGTGAGTGTCATATACTTACTATTGGTAGATTTTATATAACGTTTTTAGGAAATTATTGCTACGATATTATTAAGAAAGATAAAGGAGAAATCAATGAAAAATAACGTTAATCAACTTCCTCAGGAAAAATCCTATTTTACACGTGAACAGCGCAGAAATACCAAGTATCATGGTGAAATGTTTGAACATATTATCAAACTTATCAAACAAGAAGAAAAAGCTATTATTCAAAACATTAGAAGCCTAAATGCTGTTAATGCAGATGTTACTCAACTTCTTCGTTACGCACCTGCTGAATCAATCATTGAGGGTGACTATGTTGTTGTTGATTATCTTGCACGATTAGTAGAAGAAGATGGTTCTTTGGGCCCTAGCTTTGGTGGTGGAGCAAACAAGGGAATGACCATCAAGAATCTTGGCAACGGTGAACTTGTTGAAGGATTTGAAGAACAACTTATTGGAAAAAAGCCAGGCGACACTCTTGAAGTTGACGTTACTTTTCCAGAAGATTATCACCAACATCTTGCTGGCAAAAAAGCAAAGTTTTTTGTTGCTATTCTTGAAGTTCTTCGTGAGCCAACTGTTGCTTCTTATATTGAAGAAAAACAAGCCGAGCTTAACAAGTACAATGAAGAACAACGCAAAAAGCACGAAGAATCTCTTAAAAAAGCGAAAGAAACTGCTGAAAAAGAAGCTGTTGAAAATAACTAATGATCAGCATTAAAGGCCTAAAAAATAATGGCGTTTGCGCTATTCATAAACTTTTTGAAAATGAAGAAAGTACCAAGGCTATGGAATATTATAAAGAATTAGCTGCTCAAGGTTATACTGTAGAGTACACATCTAAACCAGAAATGACCATTGAGCAATATAGCAAGAATTTGGATGAAAGAGTCAAAAAGATTCTTGGAAATTCAGGTTCTTAGCCTCCTTTGTTTTGGCCCCACATTCTGTGGGGCCTTTTTATTGTGAAAAAATACTAGCATTTTTCAGAAAAATGTGTTATATTATTTTTAAGGAGTAACTATGAACACTACAATCACAGTTGAAACTATTAAAAACAGAATCAAGAAACTAGAAAAAGTTGTTGATCTTATGCCATCTTGTTTGGCCAGAGATGAAAAGTTGGATGAACTTGCTTTATTAAAAAAACAACTCAAGGCTAGAAAATCTCTAAAAATTGGAGAAATATCTTTTATTGGCCTTGATGATTATAACGAAGGAAAGAAAAATGAAAATAAAAAATAAACTAGGAGTGACATAATGGAAACTAACGGACCTGCTAATATAATCATGTTAGTTGACAGTTTTGATGAGATAAATAGAGAGGTTTACATGGAAAGTCATGTATCTAAGATATATTGTAAAAAGTTCGATGATATTGAAAAAGAAGCTAGGATGACAATAAACTATCTTAAAGAAATAGCAGAAGTCATTCGCAAACATAATCTACAAGATGAGATTCCTAAGTGGCATGAGGTAAAAGCTAAATATGAGAAAAAAGGATAAGGTGCTTATAGCAATAGCAATATTTGCCCCACTGGGCATACCCATAGCAGCAGCAATAAAAGCACACGAAGTTTATAAAAATAAAAAGGAAAAGAAAAAGAAAAATGAAAAACTGGATAATGAAAACAAAAGCCGAATGCCAGATAGAAATTGAGTATTATATTGAAGTCAAAACCAAAGAAGTTGCTGAAGAGGTAAAAAATTTATAATTTAATCTCCCACCTGATTTTGCCACAATCCCATATTCTATAGTAGCCTAAACTATTTGCCATTTCTTTTTCGGTATTTCCTGTTGCACCAAGTTTTAATAATTTTTTCTTTTGACAAGACTGCTTAGATTTTCTTTTAGTATTTGAGCCAATATAGTAACTATAGTCTGGGGAAAGTTCTTCTGTTTTGCTCCATCCAGTAGTTTCATAGACATTGCCCTCAGATATCCTGTTATCACTCCAACTAATAATTTTAATATAATTATTATCTTTAGCATATTGTGTTAGTTTTTTAATTAGTTTGCTTGCTCCACCAATAACAGTGATTCCAGATTTAAATACCAACCTGTTTAATACAAATATTTTTTCTTGATTTTGCCTATGATGTTTATCTCCAGTAATCAAACCTATTAGTTCATCATTATAATATAAGCCAAAAGCAATTTTATATCTAGCCTTACCTTGAATATGATTTTCATTCAGAAATTTGTTGGCCAAGTTTTTCTCTACTTCTTTTATTTTACACTTTCTGGCATATATTTTTGTATGATTTTTATTGAGTTTGCTAAGTAGGAAATTTTTTAATTGTTTTTGCCTAGATAACCATTCATCTTCAAATATGGTTATTAATTGAATACCTTTAGTTTTGCATTTTTTCATCTTATTGTAGTGATAATTCTTTTCTTTATATATTTCGCTATGCCAGTACAAACCACAATACTCTATACCTATATTTAATTCAGGAATGTAAATGTCTATTTCTTTGGTAGAATTTTCTATATTTAGTTCATTAAATTGCTTTTTTGCAGCATTAGGATAAAATTTTTGTATCCAATTTAATATTTCTATTTCTGCAAGAGATGTTGTATTTCCTTCTAAAGGATCCCAATAGCCTCTTTTTATACTATGCCAACTCATTTCCCATTTACTGCCAGTTTTAGGGTTATACCAAATATATTTATGATTTGTATCTATATATTTTGTGGATAGACATTCGCCTCCATATCTTTTCGCATAGCTATGTAAATTGTTCATATTATATTTTGTATTGTCTTTATTTACTTTTTCTGTAGCACATATTGGGCACCAAGTTTTCTTTTTAACCCAAAACCATGTAGCTTCCCAAATACAATCGTGTAAATTACACTTCCATTTGTACTTTGTAGAGGTGGATTCATATTTTTCAGACAAGCACTCTCCATTCTTTGTTCTAGCAAAGTTTTTTAGATCCTCAATGGAATATTTTGTTTTAGATTTAGATATTTTTTCGCCCTTTAATAATGGATTCCAGGAGCCCCTCTTTATATCTCTCCATGTAGCCTCCCATATATTATTTAACTTGTTGCATTTCCATTTATATTTGGTTGCTGAATTTATGTATATGGTGCTTAGACACTCTCCATTTTTTGATAAAGCAAAAGTTTTCAAATCTTCAATTGATGGTATATTTAGAGACTCTATGGGGTCCCATCTGTTGTGTTTTATACAATCTTCCCACCTTAATTCAAATGTATTTTTTGTTCTAGGATTATGCCAAGTGTATTTTGTTCTTGAATTTACGTAGGTCTCTGAGACAAGGGTACCTCCGTTCTTCTCTGCATAGTCATGCAAATCTTTTATACTATATTTTGTGTACTTCTTTCTGTTTTTCGTATTCGTCATGGTTTCTTCCCTTATAGGTGACCCTACCATTAATATCGAAACCATACCCTTTTGCTAAATAAGTTAAAACACAGCGGCAGTTCGGATGCCCTCCGTATATACTCGGCGTCTTCATCCCCTTTTTCCAGAACTCATGCTTTATCTCCGAAAGCTTCCAAACTCTGGGTATAGAAGTACCTTCAATTAAATGAATATTCTTCTCAGGCTCTTTAGCCGTTCCCTCGTCCAGGGTGACCACCCAATATACATATGGGTCTTCCTCGCCTTTCTGTCCAGCCATCTTTTCTATTTTCATTGCGGTCGAAAGATTCCGAATCTTATTGGCTTCACTGTTTATGGCCGTCTTGAAATTATTTCCAGCAATAGACAATTCATTACCAATTATTCCTCTGAGTTTATTATAATCCACTTCCTCTTTATCTTTAGTTTCAGAGACTATCTTATCCAGAATTCTGGTTTTTGTCCTAGACTTGAGTCCATCTATATACGCGTTTGTTATCTGTAGAGAGGTTTTTAGGATGTCCCTTTCCTCTTCTGTAGGATTAGAACCCAAGCCAGATAAAAATATGGAAATAAGATTGTTTTGTTTGCTGGCTATTCTGCCACTGTCTGGATTAAAACCAAGGAAATCCTTAGCCATGTTTCCAAACAGGGAATCTATTATTTTGGATATCTCTTGGATAGTGTTACTTTTTAGCATTCTTGATTGCTTTCTCTATTTTAGAAGAGGTATCAGAACTGTCAATGTCCCAATTGGCAATCATAGATTTGATAACTTTGTGTTGTTCGGTGAGAACCTTTGGTGCTGGCTTGCCAGTGGTGATTTTTACAGCGTTTTTAGTTTCATCAAGTTTAGCTTTATTTTGTAAGCTTTTGTTCAAAGCATCAGCATCGTTTATTACCTTAGCAATAGTTTTCTTTAACTCATCACCTAGCTTGCCTTTGCTTTTAGCAACAAGAGCTTCCATTTCTTGAAGAGACTGGTCTAGTTCGCTACCTTCTGCTTGGCCGTTAGCTTCATCAGCCATAGCAGCATTTTCGTTAACAGCATAAGGATCGCCACCATTGGGGTCGTCTTGCCCAGGAAGAGCGCCTGTTTGTACAGCAGCAGCTGTTTCGGCTTCGGCTTGCTGTTGTTGGGCCATTTGCTCTTTTTCAGCATCGTCTAGGCCTTTTTGATAGCCTTTTTGAAAAGCAAGATCTACTCCATTCATATACTTGCTGAGTAAAGCTTTATATTTAACTTCCCAATCTGTATGATTGCTCATAATTATCTCCTATATATTCAAAAATAAGACCTTTATAAGTTTTTTGCTTTTTATAAAGACATAAATTTATTGTACCATTTAGTAAGTTTAAATCATTAGCACAAGTTATTTGATTTTCCCAAGAACCTACAAACTTGCCTTTTTTATAAAGAGCTTTAAAGCCAGGCCTTGCTTTTTCTAAGCATATAGTTTCATACACATTAAATTTTCTATACCATATTTTCTTATAGCATTGTATAATTTTGGGCAATCTAAAGATCCCCTAGAGGCATTATTTATATGTTGAGAAAACCTTTTTTGTATACTTTTTTTTGTTTTACCTATATAAATATCTTTAGTAATTTTATTTATTATTTTATAAATAATCATCACTATTCTCTTGATCATCTTCTCCTAAACTTGCCAATTCTTCATCGAGTATTTCTTGTATTAACATTTTATAGTTTTCATAAGAGAACTCTGGGTCTTCAGCAAAAAATGCTCTAACAGCATTGGGGTTAGTTTCTAACATTAACTGAAGGTTTTGCTGCCAGAAAGCGTCTCTTTTATATTTTAGTGTTGGATTAAAGTAATAGGCAGGATCTTGTAATTTTTCTGCCATAAATTTATTAACGTCAATATATTTGTCAACCCCTAATCCATAGAATTCGTTAAATAAAAGTTCTCCACCAAGATGAGCGCCAACTTTTTGTTTGTCAACTTCTTCAAGAACATCATCCATAGTCATATGAATTGGTTGATCTTGTTGTAGTCTTAAGGATTCTTCTTGCTTAGATTGGGCATCTAGTCCTGAAAGCTTAACTTCAACTATTTGGGCTAATTCTGGGTCAATTACTGGTAAAAGTTTTCTGTTAAAAAAGTCTTGCCATTTTAAAATTAAAGGTCTAAGACCAGTATCACGCGCAGCAGTCAACTTAAATTCGTTGTTACTTTCAGAGAGGGTTTTTTGGTTAGTACCACGAGAAAGGTGCGTATATCCAGGAAGTTCGTCAGGTGACATATTAAAGGCAGCAAGAATATTTCTTGAAACTTCTTCGTACAAAAATTCAAATTCTCCATCTTTCTTTTGAGGAGAAGTTGAAATCCATTGAACATCGTCTTCTTGGCCAACACCAAAGATAGGGGTTCTGAAAGCATTTTCTACAGAGTTAATAGAGGCTATATATTCTTGTTTAACATTGTCAATAACTGTTTGGTCAGCTTCGTCTGACTTAAATACTAAAATACCCTTAGAAGCTTTACCATTTAAGAAATAAAGTTTTCTGTATTGTTCAATAGAAAGGTGAGTGGTAATGCTGGATAAAATATTATCCATTGGAGTAACAGGGTAATCATTATGCTCTACATCGGTAGATGGGTACAAGTTTTGAACAAGAAGCTCTTCAGAAGCAAAAGCTTGTCTAGGAATTCCATCTACTTCTTGAATCCACTCATACTGATCACGCTTAAGCATTTCAATATTGATATCAATATCTTCACCAGTAATTTGTTCTAGAAGTCTAATAGAAGACTCACGAACACCCTTAGCATACTCACCATGACGCACTGCACGTTTAATAGTACCAATATCTATTGGTCTGAAATATTGAAACTCTCCAGCCTCATTATAAGTGATATCCGTACCGTGACGACCAAAAGAGAGTCCGTTTTTTGTCTGAAGAAATAGATAATCTGATAGGCTCATTTTTTCTTCTTCCTGCATATCTTCAGGCTCGTATCCACAAGTTACTAGAATTTTCTTAATATGAGAAATTCTGGACTCAATTTTGGCAAGTTCGTTATCTGTAAAAAGACCCTCAAATTCTTGTTTGATTTCCATTTCTAGACCAATATCAAAGCGATCAACCCTGAATGAACCAAACATACTCATAGTATTTCCACGAGCATTTAAAATAGCAGCAATCAAATGGTCTTTTACTCGTATATCTTTGATATAGGAGTCGGGAATGAGTCGGCCTTTGTTCTTATAAAGACCAGCGTAGTTGTCGGCATTGTTAGGTTTTTCTGTAATTGCTAAACGAGGCAATACAATTCCACCCTTTTTTACTTGTCCTTGTAACTTTTTCGCAATGAATTCAAGATTTTGACTCTCTTCGTTTTTATTGAGAGGTTCATAGCCCATTTCGGTCATTAATTCAGAAGCGGCAGGGGCTGCTGCAAAAACTATATCTTTTTTAGGTGTTTCGGACTTTTTAAGTTCCGAGGTCTTAGTTTTTGTAGTTTTCTTAATATTTGACATCTATTTCCTCTAAAAATTAAAGATTACGTTAGAAACTAAAGCCTATCTTTCCTTTTTTCTTGATTTTTAGGGTATTTTTGTCCCTAACCGCCAAGTCTTTTACCCTATTTTTCAGCAAGTTCTGATTATAGGATTGTGCTTTTTCTTGCCAAGTAGAACCTTCGTATTCTGTCTTATTCTTGGCATAGCTAAAACTGCCTTTCTTACCTAAATAAGTAAATATCAAGTAACGTATAGCATCCATGATATCTGATGTGCCTTCCTTGTCTTTTAAAGGAACCCCATCAATAGGGTCTCCCTTACCGTCGGTTTTCCATTTGTATATTTCAAAGCAATCCAATATTCTAGTGGTATTTCCATGAACCAATACTTTCATGAGTCTAGCATTGTTGCTGTCAGTAATAACAGACTGTACACAATTAATGCCATCTATAACAAAGTCAGCGTTCTTTTTTACCCCTTTAGCAGCACCTTGAACTTTTCTGTTTAGTTTTTTAATACTTCCGGGTTGAGACGAGTCACAATACCATCGCTTAGGTCTGTATATTTCATCGAATTCTTTAGCATATTTGTCAATAAGGTCAGAGTCTTCTAGACCAGAAGCAGAGACCACATCCATTATCCATATTTGGCCATCAGGCAATACGGCTCCGACGACTATGGTGGACTCATCGGTAAATCCCCAATCCACACCAGCATAAAAGGGTATACCCATGTCATGCATATAGGCTATTAACATGTTAAGGGTCATGTCTTTTTTGTTAGACTCTCCTGTAAGGTATTCCCAAGCTTTTTGCAAATCTATAGAGTTTTCGTGTCTAGAAAATCTAGGATATACCAGACCAAAACTGGAAGGCTTATTACAGAGAAGCTGGGCATTTGCCCACTCTGGAGCAGTTTGTTTAAAGTTGTTATGTACTGCTGTAATAGGCTTAAATAAACCATCATGATTGGTTTGTGGTCTGTCAACTAAATAGTTTCTAATAACAGACAACATAGGATGCTTGGCTATACCAGCATAGGCCTCAAAAGGCTCATAGTTAGCTTTTTCTTCATCATTTAAGGTTTCGTATTCTGCTGGGTCTAGGTTTCTCATTGGAAGGTCTATAGAGAGATACCTAAGAACTTTTGGCTTATTTATTTGAGCAATTTCTGCTGGTATTCTCTCGGTTATATCTATGATATTCCACCTCAAGATTTCACCACCAGCGTTCTGTGTCTCTTTGAGGGTCTTCTCCATGAGCCCACCAGCATATTTTCTGGTAGATAGATAAACTGTAAGGGGAAAGTAACCACGGTAAGTGCAAGGAATCATCTTTGCTTCCTCTAGGGCACGAGGGTCTTGAACTACATCTACCTCGTCCATAAACAACAAAGGCACATGTTCACTGTTGTGGGTAAGCAAACCATTAGCAAAATAATTGTGATTATCTTTTATTTCAAAATCATAGGTAGCATAACCTGATTTGGCCTCTATTTCTTCTATTTCTAAAATCTCAAAATTATCCACTATACAATTCCCATTTTTTATGTCCATAATCCCACACTTTATATATAGGTCTATTATGGCCAAAATTTGCTTGGCTAAAAATACCTGCTAAAGCTTGAGCTTCTTCTGTTGGATATTTTTCTAAAATATCTACATCATTTATTCTTTTACACTTAGTACGAAAAACCCTGGTATCGAAATCTGTATAAAAATAACCAGGAGCTAATGTTTGTGTGGTTTCTTTAAAACCCATTTTCTTATATACATTTCCATGCCCTATTCTATTGTTACTATAACTTAATAGTTTTTCTTTATAATTCTCTCTGAAGAAATTAATAAGTTTTCCAAAGCCTCCATATATTTGGGTGCTACTATCACTAGCAAATCTAGCAATTTCCCAACATTTATGTTTAGAATTTTTTCTAAAGCTCATACAGCTAAAGATATTGTTTTCCTTATCTACCAAAGCATAAGCAAAACTAGATTTAGTATGTCCATCTATATGATTTTTCTTAAAAAAACTTTCAAAATCTTTATTTTTATTTAATTTTATTAGCTTTAACTCTGAAGCTCTTATTTTTTTTGTAAAAATTCTTAACCTGTTTTTAATCATATTTTTTACAAGATCTCTATTGTAGTTCCATTCGTCTTCAAATATAACGAAGGGTTTTATATCTTTTTTAAAAAAAGCTTCATACTTTTTTTGATTAATGTTCTTTGCATTTTTCTTCACAGCACTAGAGTGCCAATATAGTCCGTCAATTTCTATTCCAAGATTAAAATCTGGTATATAGATGTCTATTTCATAAGGAGCTATAGTTTCCCTATCATTAATTCTTAATTTTCCACTGTATATTGACTCAATAAATTCAACAACTTCCTGATGAATTTTAGAAAAAGGTCTATAACATTTTTTACATCTTTTATTATGATTATAAAAATTAGTAAATAAAACTTCAGTGACATGATTATTAGGGCAAACAATTTTAAGTTTTTGTTTTTGGTTAATATACTTTTTAGTTAATAATGTATAACCAGAATTTTCTATATAATCTTTTACAAAATCTATATCAAAAGATTTTGAATTGCACTCATCAGTGTTACATCTATGCCCATATTTAAACCTGTTATAGCTAACCTCATAAAGATGTCCAAGATGACACTTAGTTTTTAGTTTTTGTTTAGTATTTTTATACTCACTTGGACCAGTAATCAAATCGTAGTTATTAATTGTAAATAATTCTTTTACATCCTTATAGCCCACGCTCTTGCAAGTGCCACATCTATTTTTTTTATTGTAGAATTTTTGATAAGAAAGTTTGCATTTGTGGCCCTTGGGGCATAAAGTATCTAACAGCTGATTGCTGTTTTTATAATCATGCTTTTTTGTAACTAACAAATAACCCTTCTGTTCAAATGTTTTTTTTATCTTTTCATAGCTTATTCTATTGTCTATTCTTCTTTTTGCTATGCCTTTATCACCAACAACTAATTTCTGAGCCTCTATATAACCTTTTCCTTCTATATATATTTTATGTTCAGGTGAACAGGTAATGGTTCCTTTGGTAGTTTTAATTTTTAATAATTTTTTGTGCCTATTTGATTGGGCATTTACTATAGGTTTATATTCCATGGTGCCATCTTTGTGATTAAAAGACAGCAATTTGATGCTTTTCCCTTTTTCTAAATCACTAAAAACTTTAGAAGCTTTTTCTATTCCATTTTCAGTATTTAGTCTAGTATTTCCATGAATACAATTCATACCAGCAACGGTGGCAACAACTACGCGCAGATAAACATCGTCACCGTCGTCAGTAATGTATTGAATTTTACCCTTGTTGTCACTCTCTTTTTGCCAGCCATTTTCTTCTAAATACTTGTGAATCTTACGAAAAAATGAGTTAACGTATTGGATTGCCTTTTCTGACTGCGATTTGATGGCCGCTCCATGGGCCACAGATATCTTGAAATGAATCATACAGAGTACTTCAATGGCAGCAGCAGACAGGGTCTTATAAGAGTCACGAGAAGCCAACATGGATACCTGTGGTACACTAGCTGATTCTTTTGTTTTAATTAGCTCATAGATTCTCCACATAGCTTCTGCTGGAGAATGCGTACTTTCTGGATAAACCACCCCTATGGGAAAGTCTAAGTCAAGATAAGTAATCATCCAGTCCCTCAATTCTTCGGCAGAATTAAGGGGTTTTAGAAGCATCTCGGATTTAATTTTTTCTATATCTACTGTGCTCATTATTTTTGTCCCATAGTTTTCTTATATTTTAAAGATTTCCGTATGGTTACTCTATTCCAGTTATATTTGCATATATCTTTTACTCTATGGACTATGTGGTGACTGGCTGGAACCTTATAAAGTTTTCTGTCTATATTTTCTTGAAACCAAGTAATAAGCTCTTGAACTTTGTCATAGGTAATATCGCTGTAAATCCTTGAAAATCTTGTCTTTTTGTATTTAAACCTAGGCTTAGAGTGCTTTCTGGGTCGTACCTGATTTGCTTTTTGGCGCTTCATATAACCCCATACAAAATTTAAAGCCTTGTATGGCAAAAGAAAAGTACTTTTGTCAAATTCTGAAGCCACTATAAAGTCATATTTATTGGTACTGTAAAGTTCTTCAACAGTAGCTTCTGTAGGATTTCCATTTTTTAAGTAAATTAATTTAGCATCGGCTCCAATTAGGGCCGATTTGCCTGTAGATTTGAATGTTATTGTATATTTAAGATCCATTTCCTGTGTCCATAATCATATATTTTATATAAAGGTTTATCATGCCCCAAATGTATTTTGCTAAATATACCAGCAAGAGCCTGATCTCTTTCTGTGGGATAAATCTCTAATATTTCAGGGTCATTTATTCTTTTGCATTTAGTACGAAATATCCTAGTAACCTTATCAGTGTACCAATAACTTGGCTGGGTGGTTTTTGTTATTTCTTTAAATCCCAAAGTTTTATAAACATTACCGTGACTAAGTCTGTTATTGCTGTAAGTTAAAAGTTTTTCTTTATATTCTTTTATAAAATTTTTAACCAATCTAGATGCGTTACCATATATCTTGTAATCATAATTAGTGGCAAATCTAGCTATTTCCCAACATTTATCTTTATTGTTTTTTCTAAAGCTCATGCAACTTAGTATTTTTTTATTATTATCAATTAATGCATAAGCAAAACTAGCTTTAGTGTGCCCATCTAAATGGTATTTTTCAAAAAAAGCAGAATATTCTTTATTTTTATGTAATTTTATTAACTTTAAATTAGAAGCTCTTTTCTTATATTTTGTTTTTATATTAATTCTGTTCTTTATCATAGCTTTTATAAGCTTTTGTTTGCCATACCACTCGTCCACATATATTGCTAGAAATTTTATATTTTTTTCTTTACATTCTTTATATTTATCTGTATGATGCCTGTAGCCTTTTTTACAGGCCTCAGAATGCCAGTATAATCCGTTCAATTCTATACCCACGTTTAATTCTGGTATATAAATATCTAGTTCTTTTTTATCTAATATATTTCTAGCATTATATTCTATTTTCCCACTATATATAGTTTTTATAAAATCAAATATTTCCTCTTGAGGCTTGGAATATTTTGAGGCGTCTTTTTCTATAAATGGAGATCTTTGTAAATTATATAAACTTTTTTTTGCAATTTTTCCGTTTTTGTTTTTAATTTTTAGTTCAGACTTGCAATTTTCATAATTGCCAGATATATATTCAAAACCTAGTTCTTTAATTTGAAGTTTTACTTCCTCTATTGTTCTTTTTCTTGTTCCATTTTTTAGTTCTTCTTTCCAACATTCACTGCATCTATTGCCAGCATTCCACTCTTTCCAAGTTATATATCCTACATGTTTTTTAGGGCATTTATATTTTAATTTTTGTTTGTTATTTTCATAAAAATCACTTAAAACTAAAAAATTCTCTGAAAGAAACGATGCTTTAATATCTTCAATTTTATTTTTCTTACTTTTATTAGAGCAGGTTCTACATCTGTCTCCTCTTTTGAAGTATTTCCATGTTATTGTTTTTTTGTGGTTTTTTGGACAAAGAACCTCAAATTTAGAATATTTTTTATCATAGAAAAAAGAAAGAACCTTATATCCTTCTTTTTCTATATAATCAATCATATATTCTTTATCTAGTATCTTCATGGTTACTTTGTTAAGATTAAGACAGTAACCTATGGTCTATTATCTGCCTCGTTTACATATTTATCCGAATTTTCTGTTACACGTCTAAATTCTGAATCTGCTTGAGCTTCTGCTAATTCTAAAGCATTATCTCTGGGATAAACGACCATTCCACTCATAGTACCCATTACACTGGCAATACCAATAGCATTGCTAATGGCTTCTTCAACAGCCTTTCTGGCATCATATAGACCAAGCTGTTTTGCTGTACCAAATTTGTGTTTGTTAACGTCATAGCAGTGTTTGGACTTTGTAGTCATGAGACTAGTAACAATTTCATCGATTTCTTCTTCCGAATAACCAGCATTTTCTAGGAGACGCTTTACTGGAAAGAAAAAGCTAGGCACCATAACATTCATCACGATATCATTGTCTGAACACTTGGTTGCCAAATTTAGAGCAATATCAATCAAAGTACGTCCACCGCCTGGAAGAGCACCATCAGTAATGGCTGCTCTAACTGCACAAACAGCATCTTCGGCGCGGTCATGCTTTTCTTTTAACTCACCAGAAGAGCCAGCAAATACTTTTAATTTAGCAATACCTTTTGTAAGCTTTCCTAGTCTTTCTTCTAGTTTAATTTTTTCAATCTTAGATTCAGCATTGTTGATCATGTTGTCTAATTGTTCAGCGCGTTCTTCAATCAAGGCCTCATCGGAATCACCAACAATGGTACTTCTGAAACGGTACATTTCAAATTTATCCATGCCAAAACCAAGGTCTTTCATTTCAGCTTTAGCAATGTTGTTGTCCATTCCAAAAACTGTACTTCCTGTAAACGCTGCAAGGTCCATTAAAAACTCTGTCTGAGAATTTACGATTTGATCCATTGGAGTTTTTAGTGGCACAATATTTACGGCACTAGGGTTGGCAAAGTTCATTGCTAATTGAATAAGAACTTCTTCTGAGAAACCGTGAGCAACAAAAATTAAATTTTTATATTCACTTTGTTGGGTGCTCCACATGCCACCAAAAGTTTCTAAGATGCCTTGAAATTGAACAAGATCAGTAACCATTCCATTATATAGTAAGAAAAGTGGTTTGTCTAGATCACATCTTTGGTTTCCACGATCATTAATAAAAGCATTTCCAAACTTACCAATACTTTCTTCGTATCCAATAGGAATTGGCAATCCTTCGATTAACTCAACTTCATAACGATCAGGGCCAGAAAGTTCTTGAATAGTAACGTGAGCACTAGCACCAAACTCTAGAAGCTTAAAACACTCTATAACAGCTTTGGCCATTTCTTCGTCACCATTAGCAGAAATAGTAGCAACTTGTTCTAGTAAGTTTCTATTTTTAGTTGTAATTTTAATAGCATTTTCTTCAATAAAAGGAAGAATATATTGATTAAGAGCTTTTTTAACCTCACGAGCTACGCGTTGGGGAGAAGCTTTTTTATTTTTATCAGTATACTCAAACAAAGCATTAATAAAAGCGTTAGAAAGAATAGTAGCAGTAGTTGTTCCATCACCAGCTTCTGAGGCTGTACGAATGGCAGCGTCACGAGTTTGCTCCATAATAGCGTGCATGAATGGATCTTGATGTCCTAGGCTTTTAAAAACTGTAACTCCATCTTTGGTATTTTTTGATGGAATACCATGAAGATCACTTTCAATTAAAACATTTTCTCCACCTGGACCAAGAGTGCTGCCTACAATTTGAGCAATCTCATTCATTGTGTTTTTTACATAACGTCTAATTTTCTTTTTATCAGAAATGAAAAGTTTTGCGCTAGATTTTACTTTGCGTGATGACATCAATTCTCCTATAGAGTAAATTAAATATACCTACAGAATTAATATCGTAATTAGTTATTGAACCAGTATTTTAGAACAATATTGTGTTCAGCTGGAACGTGAAGTTCATTGCAAACTTCAATTGGGTCCTTGAATTCTAATTCTACAAATTCTTTGTCGGGATCTTTAGTTAAGTCTATATTGCCAGAAACTTCTATTTCGAATAAATATAAAAGTATATTTTTTTCTTTTACCCATTTAACGTGGGCTAGTTTTATTTTTTCTACGTCAAGATTTGTTTCTTCTTTTAACTCTCTGGCCATTCCAATAAAGGGATCTTCACCTTTATTTAGATGACCCCCAGGACTGCACCATTTTTGGCAATCGTTTCTTTTTCCCATAAGAAGTTCGTCTTTTTCATTTCTTATATAGGCTATTGCTACTCTTTTACTTTTAAGCATATTCAAACCCATACTCTTCAACGTCATTTTTGGCACCATTCAAAATAAGAAGCAAACTATTTCTAGCTATAGGATAACTTTGAAATGTCTTTTTTACAGAATCATAAATTTTGTTGTCATTTAAACATTTTACTTTTCTTTTGCGATTTATTGATTTTCCATACATGTGATTTTTCTTGCCTGTTTGTCTTTTAGAAATTTGCGGACAAGTTTTTTGTCCCTGAAATTTC